TTATTTGGAGGATGATATGAGAGAATTGTCTGAAAAACAAATGATGTTTGTACAATATTTAGAACTTAAAATCCAAAAATTAGAAAAAAAATTGGAATCTACCACTGATCAAGAGGAGAAAGGGTCAATTCAACAAATGATCAATGATACTCAAGAAAAAATAGACGAAATTCAGGAAGACCCTCAGGGAGAATTCAGTGAAGAGAGGATCGAAGCGGCCATTGATAATCTTGTAGATCAATATGATAGAGATCCTGAAAGTTATTTTAATGATTGGTGGGGTGAGTTTGACGTTAAGATATTAGTGAGAAATGATCTTATAGATATCGACGAACTTATTGATGATGCTGTAAGCACTGATGGTGCTGCACATACCCTCAATACATATGATGGTACTTCGGACGAAGTTAGATTTGAGGGAGATACTTACGAAATAATGGTATGGAATAGATAAAACTATTCATAAATCCATATCAATGAATATCATTTGAGTATGGAAAACAACTCGAATATAAATTTCATTTTACCAAATGATTGGTTTTTACAAAGACCAATAGATTTTGAACATAAAGAATATGTTTTGAGGTCTTTATTGGTAAAAGTTGAAGACGCATTATCTCGGGGAGAATTGTACCCTTATTTCACGGAGTTATCTTTGCATATGGCAAGTATTGGATCTTTCCTTAAAAATAACAGTTATTATACGATTGAAAAAAATTTCCATAGTCTTGACGATGAGGTAATGTTATATGAGTTGAAACCAAAGAAAAATAGAAAAAAATTTACTGATAAAGAATATGATGAATTAGTAAAGATTTTGGCATATTCCCATGAAAAATTATTACAATATTTTTCAATATGTAAAAGTGTTTGGGACATAAGTTTTGATGCTACTTCTATAAAACTCAGAAAAAATAAGAAAAAAATTGATAAGAAAAAATCCTATGTTGTTTACCAAGATAATTTCAATAATCAACAATTTGTGTGGGAAAGTGATTATATAGTTAACAGCGAGAAAAAAGGAGATAGTTATATGTCCTTCAATTTGATTTATAGTGGGGATAATAAAACATTTAGTCAAATAATAAAAGAACATTCAACAACACAAAAAATTGATATTCCAATTTTTGAAGTTTTTTCATCACAAAATTTTCCTTTGGAACCCACCTTATTACCTTTGTTCAAAAGAAAAATCCATAGTTATTTTACACAAAGTTTATGACCGAGTTAAGAAAACCTGATCATATAGTTTACGATGAAAAAGAGGGTTACAATGCTTTTAAATTAGAATATGGTACTAGTTTAAGTGCACCAAATATAAAAAAGGACGATGTTTCCGTTTTTTTACAACAGTCGGGTACAAAAGTTAATCACTTTTTTGATCAAAAGTTTTCAGAAATAAAAAATGAACTTGAAAAGTTGGCCGAATTATATGAATTGAATCAACTAATATATTCTTCTGAACTTAGATTCGAACCTGTAATGGGTTACACATATCATTTATATGAACGGACAGATAAAAAAAAATTTTTATCATTAATTGGTCCAAACGAGTGGAATATGCATTATATTTGCAGTGTTACACTAAATACAGACGGTCAATGGGTTTTACAAAACGGTTCATCAACAAAGAAGTGATTATCTCCACTCGGAAACAAGGAGAACGTATATCACATCTATTCAATTCTGATTGTGTAATTTGTCTCGACGATTTTTCTTACAAAGTATTAAACCTAATTACTCAAGGAGCGACCGAAGATGAATTAAAAACTAAAGTTTCAGAATACATCCATATTGAATAATCTGACAATCATTCTTATATTTTACAAAAATCATTGATATGAAAACATTGAAACATAAAGAAAACGGTTCTATCCGTCGTGTTGAAAATAAAGATGCTGATATACTTACTTCAGGAAAAAATCCTGTTTGGGAGTTTGTATCCAAATCGGTTTGGAAGTCGAATCGCAAAACAAGTGTTGTTGAATCCCTATCTGAAGATACACCTAAAAAAACAAAGGCAAGTAAAAAAAATGAGGAAAAGAAACATCGTTAGAGTAACAAAAAAAGAAATTATGGATAGACCTAATGATATGATGTTAGGTTCCTATGTAAGAAAAAAAATGTATGAAGAATCGTCATGGATAAAAAAACTGAAAAACTTTTTCAAAAAGAGTTAAGTATTCCTTGTCATATAAATCATATTGCTGACAGAATTCTTAAAACTTCGAGAGAAGACGCTCAGATTTTTATCGATTCTTTAGTGAAAGAAAATGTGATCGAAGAAAGTTGTTTTGCTAAAAATTATTATAAGTTGATCAATCATGTCTGAAGATTCTATTTCATACGAATATTTGAACCAATCTCTTTCATACACCGACGATGGCAGATTACTTGATCAAGATGGTAACTCAGTCATGATGGATTGGGAAAAACCAATCATGGAATTTAGTGCTAATATAATCTGTAAAAACAAAGGTAGAGTTTTGAATGTTGGGTTTGGTTTAGGAATTATTGATACTGAAATTCAAAAACACGAAGTAGAAGAACATTGGATTATCGAGGCTCACCCTGATGTATATAGAAAAATGTTTGATGATGGATGGCATTTGAAAAAAAATGTGAAAATATTATTAGGTGATTGGAGATGGTATTTGAAATACTTACCGAAATTCGATGGAATATTTGTTGACACTTGGGATGAAGAAATTGTTTTATTTCACGAATTTGCGCCCAACATACTAAATGAAAATGGTGTATATTCCTTCTTTAATAACCCAAGGGAGGATAAAAACAACCGTCACATGACAGATTACGAATACGATATTATAAATAAAAATTTTGAAATATCATTCGAAACACTTGAACTAAATCAAATAGATGAGATTGATAAACAAACAAAAAATGGTCAATTCTATTGGCATCCCAACAATAAAACATATTATTGTCCCATTCTAAAACACAAAAAAAATGTCTGAACAACAAGAATCATATGAATATGTAAACCACCCTAAACATTATGGTGGTGAATCAAACCCTTACGAGGTTATAAAAGTAATTGAGGCTTTGGAAATGGATTTTCATTTGGGTAACACATTCAAATATATTGCCCGAGCCGGAAAAAAGGGTTCAGATAAAGAAATACAAGACTTGGAAAAGGCTTTGTGGTATCTTCAAAGAAAAATCGAAATAATCAAAAATAAATAATGTTATTGTATATTCTGATAGGAATGTTATTCACCATGTCGATTGATTTGATATTGGTAAAAACTGCAACAGAAAACTTTACCATGGGGGAAAGATTAATAACCATCCTGTTGTGGCCTATTATGTTAATATACACGATTTATGAACTTCTAAAATAATGGAAAAGAAAATTAAAACTATCATCAACGGTGACTGCATCGAAGTGATGAAAACCCTTGATGAAGGATCGATAGATCTTATTGTAACCTCACCTCCTTATGGTGTTGGTATCGACTATGACGTTCACGATGATGATATGACCCCTGACGAATATTTGGAATTCACCCGAAAGTGGATGACTGAAGCATTTAGACTCCTCAAGGATGACGGACGTATTGCATTGAATATCCCCTACGAAATTAACCGACAGTCCAAGGGTGGTAGAGTGTTTATCGTCAGTGAGATCTGGCAAGTGATGAAGGAGATTGGATATAAGTTTTTCGGGATCGTTGATTTGGAAGAAGAATCTCCACACCGTAGTCGTACAACAGCTTGGGGTAGTTGGATGTCACCCTCAGCACCTTACATCTATAATCCTAAGGAATGTGTAATATTAGCCTACAAAAAACACCATATCAAAAAAGTGAAAGGTGAACCTGAGTGGGTTGGTGAACTTGGAGAGAAGGAAGACAAAAACGGTGTGATGAAACCAAAAACTTTTTACACTGATGAACAGAAACGTGAGTTTATCGATTTAGTATTTGGACAGTGGAAATACTTTGCCGACACAAGATCCATGACTAAAGCTACATTCTCAATGGACATCCCTACAAAGGCAATCAAAATTCTAACTTATAAGAATGATGTGGTTCTTGATCCATTTGCAGGGTCTGGTACTTCTTTGGTTGCAGCAGAGACCCTTGACCGTCAATGGATTGGTATTGAACTATCTCCTGATTATGCTGAAGTTGCTCGGAGACGAGTCAATACCTTTGTCCTCGAGAAAAGACAACAAGTGATCGAATTGAACTAACAAATAATCCCCTTTACGGGGATTTCTTTTTTAATTGTCTTGGTATTTATAGAGATATTATATTACAATGAAATTAGTTATCACTGAATCTCAGTTGAATAAAGTTACTTCAAC